TTTTCTAGCCCCTCAGTTATCGTATCTCGTAACGCTTGCGAAGTTTGTGCGTTATACCCTTGGATAACTCTTTCGGTATCGTCACGCAAAGCAACAACATATTTTTCTGGTATGGAATACACGATATCGCTTTTAACATATTCGGCAGCTAAATCGCCGCCTTTTTGTGCGTCAGCTAAAAGCACCTCGACGATATTAAGGATCGTTTTCTTTTCTTCTAACGGAAAGCCAACTAGTAGGTCATCTTCTAGAGTTTTAGCGCCTTTTAATTTAGATAAGATACGTTTCTTTTGTCCTAAAAGCATAGGTTTCATGGTCGAAATATATCGGGCAGAAGTAGATTTTTCGAGATCATCTAAAGAATCGAAGAAACTGCTTTTAGTCATAGCTTTTGTTGTGGCGGGTAGTTCTTTAGCTTTAGAAACTATTGTTTGCCGTGTAATCATTTTGGGTAGGTTGTTTTGTATTGACGGCGGGATATAAGTTTCATCGATAGGTATCTGTGTTTGTGTACGGTAGAGTTGGTCGCCGCCAGGGGTCAATGGCAGCCCTTTAGCTTCTTCGATAGCGTTAACTGTTAACCATCGGCCTACACCCAGGTTCCATTCTTGGACTTTGGCTTTATATTCTTCTAGTTCCGCTGCTTCGTTTTCTGGTACCTGGCATATGTGGTCGACGAAAAGGTTCTGGTCTTTATATGCGACGCGTATATACCGTTGTAACGTATCGTCTAGGCGTGTCTGTAAAGCGTCGATTACGTCTCTAGCGAAAACATAATTGACGGTTTCTGCACCGTCACGCCCTAAACCTTGCCCTTCGGTGTCACCCAACTTCGGTTTCGGTACCCTGAACGCTTTACGGACATCATCTTGAGATTTACCCGACAAAGCCGTCATATCTAACTCAGATAGCGATAGGCCGACCTTATCGAAAGTAAAATCTCCATTACGGATAAAGAGTGTTTTACCTGCGTTATGTGACCCCTGTTGTTGTTCTTTCCATTGTTTCTTTAATAGCTTGAACGCTTCGACGGTAATGCCGCCTTTGACGGTAGCAACACCCGACGGTGTAGCGGAATTTTTCATGAATGCATGTTGGAATATGCTGATCTGCTCTTCCGTATCGATATATAAGAGGTTTGCCCCTACTGGCGATTTACCTCTTAGAGGGTTTAACGGGTCAGGATATTTAAAATGGATCATCTCGTCTACATCTAACGGGACTTCTACCCCGTCGTCGCGTCGGATCGAATAGCCGATCACATGCCCTAGATTGTCAACTGCTACTTTCACGCGGTGAGGCTGGACACAATAGAACGCTTTAGGTTGGCGGGTCACTTCGCCGACTTCTACATACCAGAATGCTTCGCCTGTTAGATCCATGAAAATCTGTGTTAGCTCGACTAGCTCATATTTCGATTGGTTCGGATTCGGGTTATCTAGCACCTGTAAGAATGGGTGATCTTCTAGTGGATCTTGCTCTTCTACAATACGAGGGTTTTTCACGTAGAGTAGCGGCTCATATTTCGCCACTTCCTGTGACCTTACGTTAATGCAAGAGAACACTATGCCTTTATATTCGCCTAAAAGTTGACGGCGGTTGAGGTTATCTAGCCCGTTTTGTTGTCCAGTAACAAACGATTGTGTGCCGCCTAATACTTCGACACCCATAAATTTTCTGAAAGTGTCTTTGAGTTTACCCATGAGTGTCTAGTCCTTATACGAAAGCGAAGTCATCTACACCTATCATAGTATCTGCTCCGAAAGTTAACACCGCGGCGTCCGCCACGTCGGGTGATGTTACAGTCAAACCGAGTTCCCTCATGATCTTTTTTAGTTCCTCTTTTGGTTGGATCTGGAACTTTCGTTCACTGTCCGTCTTATAATTTACGGATAATAGTTCATACCACGCATCGTCGTATTCTATTTTTCCGCCCTGATATATCCACTGTTGCAAGAGATAGTACATTTCGGCTCTCTTGTTTTTGTAGATCGTTTTTTCGGTTGCGGATTCGCCGAACATGATATTCGTTGTGAATCTGTCTTTTTCGTGGAGTCTATCGCCGATACCTTGACCTAGACCGCCGTAGTCGAGTGCGGCCATTTCGTCTGCTATCCCTGTCTGAGCTAAAAGATCCTCGACGATAGACACTTGTTGCATAGTATCAGCGATCTTATTAGTAGAGACGAGACGCATATATTCTTCGCCATGCCTTACAACATAAGCTGATCGGTCATTCCCTCCCCCTGCGAAGTCACACCCTGCATTAGTAGGGGGCGTAGCGGGCATATAGCCGCGTACGAAAGCCGCTTCGAGCTGTTCGTCTGTTATTAGCCTACGGTATCCGCCTGTAAGCATTTCGTCTGAACCAGGGAACTCTACGCCATATAAGACATCGAAGAAGGGTAGTGGTTTCATTTCTTCTATGAACTCGTCAGTTAGCCTGCCTTCTCGTAGTGCTTGATGGTAGTCGATCTTAATTTTGTGGTAATGGTCAGACTGCCACGAGTTCAAGAAGTGGTTACGGTAGAACGGGTTACCAATCTTCAATAGGAAAGCATCAGCGAAACCTCCAAGCATACGCATAACCATCGCTTGTAGATCATCAGGTATCAGAGCGGATTCGTCTTGGACTATATTTCTTGACCCTTGACCTGCCAATGTTTCTTTGACTCGTTTACGGTTACGTGCATCCGCTGTTAATGCCCTTATCGAGCCGCCACCCACAAAAGTTATACGCTCACGTGACCTTTGATGTTTCAAGCGTTCTTTATTATCTATGCCTGTATAGTCGATCTGGGATTCAAGCGCTGGGTTATCGAACAAGTGAGAGATACATTTACCCATAATGATCTCGGTTTTATTCGAGTCACCTGCAAGTATCAGCCAATCTTCCTTATAAGTAATCGCTCTTAACACGATAGCCATAGATACGGTTTCTGACTTACCATACTGTGTCGTCGTCATGATCTGGTTTCGGCGGTGTTGCTTATAGACAATTGTGCAAGCAATATCGGCCTGGCCGTCAGTTAGCTCGAACGGGTTGCCGTCGTCGTCTTTGAAGTTGAGCCTAAATAAGGCTTTTACAGTTTCGCGTCTAGAACTCATGTCCACACTCAGGACACGTAACGGGTTTTTTTTCTTTCTTAGGTTTGGTGGCGTCTTTCAAAAGGTTTTCTAAAGGTTCGTTATCTAGCTCGATGGTTTCTAGAAGTAGTTCGATGTTTTCTTTGTTTGGGTAAGCAAGGCGAGCTATTGGGTCTAAGAATAGAATGATTTTGGTTTCTTCTTCTTCGCTGACATCGATGTGTGTGACAGGTAGTGTTTTTTGTTCTTCGGTTATCGCCTGTTCAACCCGAAGATGTCCATCTATTAACCTTTGAGTTCTGTCATTAACAATAATGTTTTGGACGATTCCTACTTCTTCTAAGAGCGCTTTGAGTGCTTGACGTTGTTCGTTAGTGTGACTATTTGTGTTTGCGTAGTGGGCTAAGAGCTGATCGGGTGCTTCTTCGCTGTAAGCGACGATTCTATTCTTCCACATTGGTTTTCTCTAAGAGTTCTTTTATGCCATCGAATAATTCCTGAGTGCCTGAAAGTTGTACCTCTGATTTTTGTACATATTCGCCTGCCGATTCCAACAAAAGTTTCCCAGTAGCAGGATCTTTACGTTCAGCGAAACCAGTATGCAACAGACGATAGATTTCGGGTACGGTTTCTTTCAACCATTTTTTAGGAGAGATATCTTCGAATTGTTTTGGTACGGGCTGGCGTTTCCAATTTGTGATCGTGTTAGGGGCGATGTTGTATTTGAGGCCGAATTCTGTCTGGTTTTTGATGCCTGCGAGTTCTCTTATGTCTTCGTCGAATACTCCGATTTGGTCTAGGTATGCTTCGCCTAGTTCTCTCATGGGTCGGCTCATGGTTCGCCATACGAGGAATAGTTCGTATTCGCGTATTTTGTCGGGTTCAAAATCGCTGTTTGTCGCAGTCATGGTTTTATGTTATCACTTCGGGCCATAGTTCGCCGTTGGCTTGTACTGTCCACCTGGTTTCTATGCATTCGTGGTCGGGGTAGATTGTTTGGTTTTGGGTTTTGTGTCCGCATATGATTGTCCAGTCGGCGAGGTTGTAATAGTTTTGTTTGTGTATGTCCCATCCGTAGTAGAAGTCGGGGCCTAAGTGTGAGTGTCGGAATTGTGTTGTGCGGAATAGGTGGGCTTGTGTGAGCATACAGTAGAGGCCTGATGCGTGGATGTAGGTTTGTCCGTCGGGTTGGTAAGGTAACGTCGACATTTGGGTTGGGTCGGGCCATAGACGTCGGGGTTTGTCTAAAGGATAGTTGGCGTTCCATAGTCCTACGATTTTGAATGCATGTCGGCCTGCTTGGATACCTGATACGAGTCCTGTTTTGTTGTTCATGTGGGAGAGTAAGCGTTTTAGGGTGCCTGATTGGATGGTTGTGTCGTCTTCGAGTACCCAAACGTATTTTGTTTCCGAATTGATGTGTGATCTTGCGAGGTTTAGTGTGTCGCATATTCTTTGGCGGCGTTGGTGGATGTTGGTTTCGCCTGATGGTTCATTTTCGGTATATAGGATTTTGTGGTCGATCGATTGGAAGGCGTTTTCTATCTGCCATTTGGAGATATGTACGTTGTCGCAGATTATGAGTACGTCGAGATTATAAGCATCGGATTGTTCGGCGGTGACTTGAGCGGCGATTTCATCTAGCATCCATAGTCGGGTTAGTGGTATGACGCAGGTGATTTGCATAGGGCTTCTAGTTTCTCGATGTATTGCGGTTTTTGTTTTGCCCATGATAGTTCACCCGCGATGGTGTCCGCGACGATAGAAGACGATTGTGTGTAGGCATGGTCGTGGAATCGGTCCATTACGGTTACGAGTGATTGGTGGTCGGGTTCGTAGACGTCTACGTTTACATGTGCATACCTAGTGTGGTTATGGTCATGAAACTTGTGTGAATAGGTGGCGTCGCATAGCCATTCTTTAGGTAGAAGATCGTAGTTGGGAGATATGTCGGTCATGATTACTGGCATACCAGTTGATAGGGCTTCTTGAGCGGGTAGGCATAAGCCGCCGTATTTGCGTGGTAGGACTAGTACGTCGCCTGAACGGTACATGTCTTCGGGGTTAGATACGTCGGTTTCGATGTCTATTAGTCCGTCTAGCTGTTGGAGTCGCTCGTTTACGGGCTGGAAGAACTCTTGGGCGCGTGGATCATTAGGTGGTTGCAAGAAGATCTTGTATCGGTATTTCTCTCCGAGTTGTTGAGCTGCGTTTAGGAATGCGATGGTGCCGTTGCGGTCGTGTACTGCGGGCCGTCCGATTATGTGTACGAATACTTCGGTTTTTTTGCGTAGGTAGAAACGGAACCTTTCGCGGTCTACTGGTACGGGCCAATGTTCTACGGGTGCTACGCCTAACTTTTTGACGTTTTCGATGTTCCATTTTGTAGGCATAGCGAATAACGACGGGGGTGGGGTGTCGGGGGTGCGTATGTAATCTAAGAACTCGTAATTAGCAGCGGTAACGATTTTGACGTTTTTACGTCGAGCGGTTTCGATTAGTCGATAGTCGAGTGGGGTTTCGCAAAGAAATAGGATATCGATATCGTCGGTTAGCCATTCGCAATCTTCGGGTGTAGGCCACTGGGTTATTCGTGCGTCGGGTGCCCAGCTATGGTCGACTGCCATATGGTTTAGGTGTGAGATGTCTACGATAAGGATCTTTTGGGCGTCAAGGTTTTTTGCTAGGTCGCGTGTTTGGTAGCCGAGTCCTGTGGAACTTGAGTATGCGAGTACAGCGAGTCTCATGGTGTCATCTCGAATTTAGGATCTTGGCCTCTACCGTCGGTTGTGTAAGACATTTTGCGGTTCCCTTCGGGTGCGTATATCCCTATGCGGTGTTCGTTCCATCCTGCGATGCCTCGCTCTAGCCATGCTTGCTGGGTTATGCCATGGATTCTGTCTTCGATCATTGTGTTGGCTTTGTCTGAGAAATACGTTTCGATCATATTACGGTAGTAGCTGGTAGATGCGAGGTGTGGCCTTTGTGACCATTGTCCTGTCCTTAAGATCGGTAGCCCATAATCGATGGGTTCGGTGTCTACCATAAGATGTTTATGTTCGGGGTGTATGTCGGCTTCATGTAGAAAACGGATTACGTCGAGTCGATTGTCGGTGATCGCTTCGATAGCTAGGTCGAATGGTATCTCGTAATCGGTCACTAATGGGGTGTCGTGTTCTACGAAAAGAATTGCGGGTGTATCGACGAGTTTTAGGGTTTCGCGGGTCATTAATGCTTGGTGCATATGTGTGTCGAATAGGACGGGTGTGACGTTATCCCATACAAGATTTGTTTTCCACAGTAGACGGTTAATGTATTGGTCGTAGCGTTCTTTATAGGCATTTTGTTCTTCTCTTAAGCCGTCGATCATTATATAGATTGGTGCGTCGGGTAGATGATGCCGTATTGAGCGTATAGTTTCGTCGATATGTTTGGTGTCGGGGTGGTCTTTAATTGGCGATGTCGGCACTAAAACCGAAACTGTGGATAACCCTGTGGATTGTGGGTTTAGTTTGTGGATATCTTTTTGTAGGGTGCGTGCGAGATTGTGTTTGTAGAGTTGCCACCAAGCAGACATCTTGTTTTGTCCTAGAGGGTATGTGTCGCAGAAATAGTCTGTAGTGCCACTCAGATCCGCCCAGTCTTTCAATAGAGGGAATGGTGGCCGTTCGCCTAGTAGAAGTTCCCAGTAGCCTTCTGAGCCTTCTAGCGGTGCTAGGTCGTCTACTAGTGGTACGCATCCTGCTTCGAGTGTCTCCCATACGCGGAAAGATTCTTGGATTACCGCCCCCGACGGACAAGGAACCGTCTGAGAGTTAACCATATACGAGATATATTCGGGTTGTGGTAGCCCTTCGGTGAATCCATCGGTCGCGTTAGACATTCCACCAAACATTTGAGAGAGTTGTTCATAACATCCTTTACGGCGTTTGTGTGTTATCTGTCCGCTAAAAAAATATCTTAGAGGCCGTAGTTTTCCGTCATATTTTTTGAGTTCGCTACGAGTGTGAGGGGTGTATCCAATAGGGAAATATCGGTCGGCGATCTTGGGTTTGTTTGGGTGTGGTGTTTGTTGCCATATGATCTGGTTTGGGTGGTCGAGTTTGTCGATAGGGAATAGGGCTTCTTCGTCGCCTGTGATAATTATTAGTGATGCTTGATCGTCGGCTGTGATCTGGTTTATTTCTTGTGGTTTGTTATACCAGTAGCGTCCAGGGACAACAGTTACTGTTATGCGATCGTGGTTAACTTTAGCTAATAGGTCACTAATCAGGGTTTGATCCCATTGGTCGTCAGGTTCAAGATAGCGGATCATTTTATTTTATATATTCCACGATTAGGCCGTTCACCTTTACGGATTTTATATTGAGCAGCCCTGCGAGAAATACATTTCCGACAATCCCTATAATTTGTACCTGGTTTAGTATAAGTATTTTCAGACGTATATTCATGGCCTTGTGGACAATGAGTTCTATTTCCTACCCAATTTTCACCACGTCTATTATTTTCCATTTGAGTCATAGGTTTTAAATGTTTTGGATTTGTACAAATAGGATTATTGCATTGATGGTCAACAGTTAAACCCTCGGGTATTTCACCAACCCAATATTCATAAGACCACCTGTGAGCCATTACAGATTTTCTTTTTTCAGTTGAGTTCATTTGTGGATAACCACCGAAAAGTTTACCTTTCCATTTCCAACAAGCGTCTGGATTGACAGAGCGTATAACTAGATGTTCAAATCTTTTACGATCATGTTCGCGTCTATCGTCACCTTTTTTATATCTTGGAATTAAAAACTTGGACATAAACTCACTATAGCATCTCATG